TGTTTAGAGATGCTAGAACCCTATATAATGAAAATAAATTGGTTTTAGAAAATGCTCAAGATAAATGGTTTGTTAAAGAAACCGATTTGGGCGAAAAAGGAATTTACGAAGGAAATGAAGTGTGGTTAGATTTTCCTATTTTAGAAGCAGAACATCAGGGAAAAGATGTTGAATTGAATAAACCTAAAAAAGGTGGACCAAAAAAATTCTATGTTTATGTTAAGGATGGTGATGGGGTTAAGAAAGTAACTTGGGGAGATACTACTGGACTAAAAATTAAAATGAATAATTTGGATGCAAGTAAAGCATTTGCGGCAAGGCATAATTGTGATACTGAAAAGGATAAAACATCCGCAAGATGGTGGGCTTGTAATTTACCAAAATATGCTAAGCAGTTGGGTTTATCAGAACCGGCTTACAAATATTGGTAAAATAATTGGAAAATTAAATAATTATTCATACATTTATGGTTAAAGCATATTATGATGTATCGATTGATAAAACAAAACGATATAGATTGTTTGAAGGTGGATTAGATGAGAGGGAGTTATTGTGGCACCAGGATGAATGGGATAGAAAAATTTTGGTTTTAGGAGGAAAGGATTGGAAACTTCAAATGGATGATGAATTACCAATTACATTAGTTGAAGGATTGGAATTTGAAATAAAAAATCATAAGTTTCATAGAGTAATTAAAGGTAATGGTAATTTGATTATTAGAATTATTGAAATAAATAAAAATTAAAATGGCAGAAAACAATAATAATTCGTTTTTCGAAAGGATGAGAAAATTGTTCTCTACTAACGTTATTGTTAGGAGAGAAGATGGAAAAACGAAGGTCGTAGATATTGAGCAAAGTCAATCTCAATCTAATCTTAAAAGTGTAAAAGATAGATTCTACAAACTTCAGAGTGGGTATCAATATAATGCCTTACAAACTCAACTTTCTTATCAAACAATTAGAAGGGAATTATTTTTAGATTATGATGCAATGGACCAGGATCCAATTATTGCATCGGCATTAGACATTTATGCAGATGAATGTACTACAAAAAATGAGTTTGGTGATGTATTAACGATTAAAACTTCTAATCAAAATGTAAAAGAAGTTTTACATAATCTTTTCTACGATATAATGAACATTGAGTTCAATCTTTGGCCGTGGGTAAGAAACTTGGCTAAATATGGTGACCAATTTTTAGTTTTAGAGATAGTAGAAGGAGAAGGGGTTGTGAATATATTTCCACAATCAGTTTATCACACTCAAAGAACTGAAGACCCACATGACCCATCTAGAATTAATAGACATGAAACGGGTATTAAATTCACCGTTGATCCGGATTACTTAGGTAAAAAAGAGTATGACAACTTTGAGATGGCTCACTTCCGTTTATATTCCGATACCAATTATTTACCTTATGGTAAATCTATGATTGAAAATGGTAGAAGATTATGGAAACAAATTACTTTAATGGAAGATGCGATGATGATACATCGTATAATGAGAGCTCCAGAAAAAAGAATCTTCAAAATTGATATAGGTAATATCCCACCAACCGAAGTGGATAACTATATGCAGAAGATTATCAATAAGATTAAGAAAACTCCATTCCAAGATCAAAAGACTGGAGATTATAATCTTAAATACAATATGATGAATATCACCGAAGATTTCTTTATGCCGGTGAGAGGTGGAGATAGTGGTACACAAATCGATACATTAAGTGGATTAAACTATTCAGCAGTTGAAGATATTGATTACTTAAAGGCTAAATTATTTGCTGCTTTAAAAATACCTAAAGCATTTTTAGGGTATGAAGAGGATATTAATGGTAAAGCTACATTAGCAGCAGAAGATATTCGTTTTGCTAGAACTATTGAGAGAATTCAAAGAGTAGTAGTATCTGAATTAACACAGGTAGCTATTGCACATTTGATTGCTAATGGATTTGAAGGAACGGATGTTGTTGATTTTTCATTAGAATTAACTAACCCATCTACTATTTATGAACAGGAGAAGATTAATCTTTGGGCAGAAAAGGTTAGATTGGCAACCGATATGAAAGCATTAAAAATGATTTCAAACGATTGGATATACAAAAACATATTTAAACTTTCTGATGAAGAGATTGCTGAAAATAAAGAAGATGTTGTAACTGATACATTTGATTTGAATAGATTGACTAAAATTGAAAACGAAGGTGTTGATCCATATGAAGAACCTCAACAATCAGAGCAACCTACTGAAGAGCAACCCACAGAAGAACAACCTACCGAAGACCAACCAATCGAAGGAGAAGCTGTTGTAAAGGATAAAGCAACTACAAGTGCGGAGAATGGTAAATTAGGTGGAAGACCTCAAATGACAGGTGATAATGGAACTGATGATAATGCATTTGGAAGAGACCCATTGGGTAAAGATGATATAATTCGTAACTTTGGAAGAGAAACCAGAAAGGAGAGATTGGTATCTAAATTAAAGGATGTTTCTGAAAAAGAGAAATTTTTTAAAGATGCGGTGAGAAAAAGAATTCAGGCTCGTTATGATAAAAAGAACACTAAAAAGGTAATTAATGAAGAAACCAATCCACAAAATGATGATTCGGGTTCTTTATTAGACGATAAAAATATATTAACTGATATATAAATTTTAGGTAATCTAAAGTTATTTAATATTTATATTATGTAAATATTTACATATATAATTGTAAAACAGACGTTTGTAATGAAAGTTAAACACTCAAAGTTTAAAAACACAGCTATTTTATTTGAATTGTTGGTAAAACAAATTACACAAGAAGTATTATCCAACTCAAATAAGAACTTGTCAGAAAAAATTATTAAAGAATTCTTTAATTCCAAAAAAGAATTGGCTAAAGAATTAAAATTATATAATTGGATTACTAAGGAAAAATTTTCAAATAGTGATGACGCTAAACTCTTTTTGTCCGAAGTAGTTGAGGAAAGAAGAAAATTAGATGAATCTAAACTTGCAAAAGAAAAGTATAACCTTATTAAAACAATTAAGGAAACCTACGAATTAGAGAAGTTTCTTTCATCGAACCTACAAAATTATAAATTGTTGGCTTCGATATACAAAGTGTTTGAAAGCAAAACTCAAGGTAGAAAGGTTGAGATTAGAGATTTTATTGAATCTAATAATACTATCTTAGAACATATAACTGCTAAAAAACCATCAACTAAACCTCAGGATAAACTTTACGAGGAATTCAAAAAACAATCTGAAGATTTAAGATTATTAACTTATAAGTTATTAATTGAAAATTTTAATTCAAAATATTCAAATTTAGATGATTCTCAAAAAGGTCTTTTAAGAGAATTCATCAATAATGTTTCTAATACTTCTACATTTTCAAAATTTATTAATGAAGAAACTAAAAAAGTTTTAAGTTCATTAATATCAGAATCAAAAGATATTACTGATAAGGTAACTAAAATCAAAATATCTGAAATGATTAAGTTATTTAAATCTGATAACTTTTTGAAAGAAAATAGTGAGAAGCAAGTTTCAGTTTTAATGCTTACATATGAATTATTAAAGGAAATTAGAAATGTCAAATCAACTAGAAGCATTAAAAAGTAAAATAAAGGAAATTCTTTCCGAACTTAGAGAAGAAGATGAGTTAAAAAAAGAAGTAACTACAACCGGTGATATAGCTGGTTATGATACTCCGAGAGCTTTTTCTAAAGATGGTAAGCATACATCCGATTATGTAAAGAGAATGGCCTCATTAACAGGATACACATCTCTTACTGAAAATAGATTTCACAAATTAAGATTAGACCAAACCCTTACACCTAACCAAAAAATTGGATTGGGTATTAGAGAAACTCGCAAAAAATTAGATGAAATAGAAAAATTTTTGGAGTGGTATGGTAAAATAAAAAAAGAAAATGCTATGAAAGGTGAAAATTTTTGGAAAAGAACCAATCACCATATTTATAGAATAAGAGAAAGGTTATCGAATATTGGTAAAAATGTAACCTATCTTAAAAAGTAATTTTGTATGAAAATAACTAAAGAACAATTAAAAGCATTAGTTGGAGAAGTTCTTCAAGAAGAAAAAGATTATCAATCTTTTTTTCAAGCAATGCTAAAAAAACATAATGTAAATTCACCGGCAGACTTTCAATCCGATGAGGAAAAGAAAGATTTTTTCAATAAAGTTGAAAAAGCTTGGCAAGGAGTATCTGAAAGATTAAAAGAAATCCATACCGAAGCTGCTACGGATGTTAATAAAGCTAATATTCCAACAAGTGTAGCATCTAAATTGGATCAGGCAACTGATAAAATGAAAGATGCTAAAATGAATAATCAACAAAAATTACAAATCATAGCAAGAGTTATTGATGCAATCGGCTTAGATAAAATGAATTTGGCTGCATCTGTAAATAAATTGAGAACTAAAATGGAAATGACTGAAGAAGAAATGACTCAGTATCAAAAAGTTTTCAAAGGTGTAATGGATAAGTTTGGTATCAATTCACCTTCAGAATTAGATTCTGATGAAAAGAAAAAAGAGTTTTTTAATGCAGTTGATAAAGCATATCCAAATGAATCAACTATTGCAGAAGGAAGATACGATGCTGACTTAGATAAGATTGAGGCGGCTGTAAAAAACGCATCATCTTTTATGAATGTTGGTACTGAATTAAAGAAAGCGGGAATTAAATATGATTTTTCAACTTCTATGATTCCAATGTACACTATTAAGGTATCTGGTAACACCATTGCAATCGTAAATAAGAAATATGCAGCGGGTGCAGAAAGAGAAGTTAAGGATATTGCAATCGGATTATTAAACTAAAGTAAAAAAGAATGAAATCACTTTTAATAGAAACACACTTATTTGAGGGAAAGATTAACGAAGACGAAAACGGAGTAGTTTTGGTTAAAGGTGTATTGCAAAGAGCAGATGCACAAAACCAAAATGGCAGAGTGTATCCAAAAGAAATCTTAGAAAGAGAAGTTAAGAAATATCAACAACTTATTACTGAAAAAAGAGCATTGGGTGAATTAGACCATCCAGAATCTTCAGTAGTTTCTCTTAAAAATGTATCTCACAATATTAGAGAATGTAGTTGGAACGGTAATGATGTAGTTGGTGTGGTTGAAATCCTACCTACTCCATCTGGAAACATTTTAAAAGAATTATTAAGAGCTGGTATTCGTTTGGGTATTTCCTCTAGAGGTATGGGTTCAGTAGAATCTATGGGGGGAAACAAAGTAAGAGTTGGAGAAGATTTTGAATTGATTGGATGGGATTTCGTTTCTAATCCATCTACACAAGGTGCATTTATGGAATCATTAAATGAATCGGTAAAACATAATTTAAACGAATCTATTGGTACTGATGTATGTGGTGATT